ATATGTTAATGTGAGCCTTTGAAGTGCTCGTGAACCTGATTTCTCATATTCATATGCAGTCTTCCCACCCTCTTGCTCTCCACCAAATAAAGCAGGAAAGTCTCCTACTGCAAATTGACCCATCTTTTCAAGACGATTATGAAATATATCTACTTCCTGACCAAGTGTTGCTGGTTTAGTCTGATAGAATCCATCAGATATACTTTTACCAGGTTGTGCTTTGACCGCTGTGAGCATTCCTGGTTTAGCAGCTTCATTAGCATATTTTTGTAAATCAACAACTTTACTATCTACATAGTTCTCAGAGATACCATACTCAATTGTCTGCATTGAAAGATCAAATAAATCATTCTCTGCTTCTTGTACACTAATTAATTGCTTACCCATTGGTTCACCATGAATGAACTCACTTAATGGGTCAAATGAAATAGTCCAATGCTTATCTAAATCTTGATCTTCAATAGCAACAAGTAAATCATCTACGAATAAACATGCACAACCATTGGGAAAATTTTTATTACAATAATCTCTACAATCTTCTTCCTTGAATATCCAATACATCCAAGGGCGAAGCCACAGTGCCTTCATTGTATTAAGATTCTTAGGAATTGTTCCATTATATTGTGATGATAATCTTGTATGCCTTTCATAGAAATCATCAGAAATTCCATCAGAACCTTCTCTAATCTTATCTGCAATGGATGAGAACTGACTCTTAATCATTGCATAATGACTATCTATCTTAAATAATAAATAGCCACAATCTTCTTGCTTCCTTGCATAAAAAGGTACTTTTACGTTTTTGACTCCAAAGAAATCAATTGCTACTCTTCCTTTTGGACTTTCATTGTATCCAGTAATACGTTCAATTGTTTCTTCACCCTCAAGAACTTCAGGTATTAAAGTCAAACCACACGCTGAACATGTAATTGGAGATGTTGGCTTTGTCTCCTTAACATGACCCATTAAATTTCCACAATTCTGACAGTATACATCATATGAAAATATCTTGCGCTGTTCTGTTATTGGAGTACTTATACTGCCAAACTTAGGATCAGTCCTATAATAGTTGTAACCAAATACAGTTCCAGAATGCCAAAGTAAAGAAAGACAACGAATTAAAAGTAATGGACTTTTATTATGCTTCTGAATCAACTTAACGATATGATTATATGCATCTGCTGTTTGAATATCATTAGGATCTTCAGCATCATCAGGAAAAAAATTAACTCCAGGAAGCTTAACACTGAGAGCAGCAATAATGCTTTCCATATGAGGGCGTGTGATGTTAATATTTTTCCTGTCATCTACATCTTCTAAATCCTCTTCATCAAGCTGCCTATAATCACGCGCTGCTTCATCCCAATAAATATCATAAATTCCACGGGAGTATTCCTCAATCAACCGGCATAGCCGGATAGATTCAGTACGAACTTCATCATCCTCTTTCTCACACTCAGAAAGAAGATTCATCAATTCATCTTCTACTTCTTTAGGAACAATTTCTTCCTCTTCATCTGTAGTTTCTTCTACAGATTCTTCAGGAATTACTTCTTCCCCAGGAATAACTTCTTCCTCAGGAATAGCTTGTTCAATAAGTTTAGGCATTAACTAATACTCTGTAATGACTTCTCGAATATTTCTTCTGCTTCAGTCTTATTTTTTGCAGGTTCGACTTTTTCCTTTGATCTCTCTTTATTAATCTTTTCTTGCTTCCTTTTGATTGCATCCCTTAGACTCACGTGTCTACTAATACTTTTCATTTCAGTATCTATATCTTCTACTTCTTCATTTGTTAGTCTAGCATTTATAAAGATAATTCGTTGAAGCTTCTCTTTTTGACTACGTTCATAATCAAGCTCAGCTTCAAGCACAGCGCAGCGTTCACAGTCTGGCCTCTCAAGCCAATTTAATATTGAATTTTTCAGAGCTTCAAGTATTTCTCTCATCGGCGGCCCCTACGTTTATGCATTCTTACTCTATTTGGACTATTAGAAATATCTAGTGATTCCATCGTTCGATAAAATTTAGTTTGATCCATTCCAGGAATTAAACTCTGACAAGCTTTTTCAATTTTCTTTCTTGTCTCAAATTCATCAATAACTTCATTAAGGTAGTCATCTGCTCGGCGCAGTAACATGCGGAGCATATCATAAAAATCATCACCATCGAACTCTTTGACATCTTCTGCTGGCTTACCTTCTGAGTCTTTGTCATCATATATGCAAGAGCTAATGCATTCAGCTAATTCTAAGTTACTTTCACCTTCTGGACTTACATCAAGTAACTGAAACTTAGGTAAATTAGTTTCTTCCTTTTGTTCTGCAAAGAATTTGACATATTCTTCATATTTCTTCTGTCCATGAAACTGTAATATCTTTACAGCAAGTTCATGATTGTAACCTTCATTTGGCTTTAGTGCAGGTTTTTGAGTCCAGCGCAGATATTCATGCACTAGCATCTTTCCACCTACTCTATCTTTTTCACCAAGCCTAAGTGCTACATCCATTCCACCTTCTTCAAGTGCAGTTTGAACTTGCTCTTGAATAGTATGTGGTTCACCTCTATTTTGATTTGCACTATGACAAATTACTGCATCTACTATGTTTTCATCTTTTGATAAGTTTACTACTTCAGGTGCCCAATTCTTAATTAGTTTTCCTTTAACTGCATATACTCTGTAAATATATACCCTTCCATCAGGGCTAATAGCTCCCCATCCTGCAACGGTATAAGCGGCGAATCCCCAGTCAATAGCCAATATTCTGGGCCACCAAAATGGAATAGCAAAACTGGATATAACATGCCTTGCCATATCTGGTTCATTAAGTAAAGGCTCCAGTCTCCATTCTTCAAACACTTGTCCAGAAAAGGTATACCAGTCTCCGAAGGCAGCTCTCTTTTCTGCCTCTGGAAGCGACTCAAGTTTGCGTAAATAGGTTGGATCATTCTTTAATAAACTAGGATTATCAAATGGACCAGCAGGAATGTATATCCTTTTAAGTCCAGTTCTTGAATCAACTAATACTTTGTTTCCACCACGATAGGGGTCAACAAAACGCTTTCTGAAATACGTATGCCCAATATTTCCAGGATTGCTACCAGCCCTAACAATAGCAGGCAAATCTGGAGAACTTGATCTACAACGAGTAAAAGATAAATATTCATATTGAAATTTGGTGAAGTGAGTAGCCTCATCCCACGTAATGACATTATATTCTGCTGAGTCATATTTACGAACATCTTCTTCTTTATCTGCATGACCATTCTGAACTATTGCCCCGCTGGTCCATGTCCACCTTCGTTTAGTTTCATTATATGTTGCACCAGATGGTGCATACCATTCTTTCTGACGAATGATAATTTCTTGTTCTAAGTCTGTAAAGTTTCGTCTTAGAACTAGCTGCTTAAACTTAGGATGCTCAGTAAACTGCCTAATTAATGGCAGCATCATTAAGGTATCCGTCTTACCTGGACCCTTAGAACCTGCGAAGAAACCCTCAAAAATTGAATCAGGAATTGATAGAAAATGTGCTTGCTTTGGATATGGCTTCCACACTTTCTCTATTACTGATTCTGCATTACCTTCCTGTAAGCTCATGTTTCTGCCAGTTTCTGCTTACTCAACACTTCATCTTCATTTTGGGTTCACCAGTGATTGCCTGCTTACCATACATCTCAAGCAAGTTCTCTTTTCCTTTTTTCTTCATAGGCTTTTTCTTTTTCATTCTTAGCCTCCAAACATCTTTGCTACACGCTCAATAATTGGTACTGCTCTTTCCACTGCTGCTGTAGCTGTGTTTACTTTAGCTAGTATTTCTTTTATCAGTACTGTTTGTTCATCTATCTTAGTTTGTAAATGTGTCAGTGTTTCATTAGGAACTGGTTCTGGAACTACTGGTGGTTCAAGAACTGGATTATGGAGTAATGAGTTACGCCCCTGACCACAAATATCACAGGTGCCAGTATCTTGCTCACCACCATCATATGTATGATTTACTTTAGACTCTGGAATTGCATGTACTTCTGAACCACGTATCTGTCCACAATCATCACATATTCCTGTATCATGCCCACCACCATTATATTTATGAGTAGTGCCTTCTGTTGGTAAAGATTGATTATCCCAACTAGGCCACTTATCAGGAGACTCAAACTTCCATTCAGTATCAGTAATAGGTGGATGTTCTTCCCACATTGCACCAGAACTACTAAGAACATCAACATGTTCTTTAGTTGGAAGCCATACTAAAATATCAGCGGCTAATCTTCCTATCTTAGGATCTTCATCACTTCTATCCATTCGATTGAGAAGTGCCCACTGATCATTGTCTAGTTTATTACATTCCTTGCAGATAATTGGAATAAGTAGTCTGCGCCGTGCATCTAAAGTTTCATCTGGCTTACCAAATGCTTGAGGATAACGAGCAGCAATCTGTTTAACTAATGCGCTGCGGTTTGGCATACTCATAATTTTACTCCAATTCTTTCATCAGTTTTCCATTTTTCTTCTAAAAGAAACTCTATCTTTACCCCAAAGATTATCATACTCCCAAGCCAACCTTCATTTACTTCCATCAATGTGTCAGTTATATGTAGTCTAGGATAATGAATGTAAACTCTTTCTCCTATACGAGTTACTTTACCAGGAAGTGTCCAATAGCCAAATACTTTATTTACTACTGTATCATCACAGAAACATTTACCTTTCCAAATTCTATTGAGGAATTGAAATGGGGGATATACTTTTCCAACATATTCTCCAACTGGAAGTAAATCCCTCTTCTTTTTTTTAGTCACAATAGCTTGGGAATAAATTGAGAAGCTACCCAAAATGCAAGACCTGCTCCAATCAGTCTATACCAATTTGGAATAGTTATAGTCCAAACTGAAAGAAAAAAACATACAAAAGCAAATACCAAAAATACTAACTCCATTTTATTTCTCCTTTTTGGTGTTTATATCTATGCTCTCTGTATTTTTCTCAATTGCTTTTACTTGAACTACTGCTTGAGCTAACAAAGCCGCAGTCTTTTCATTGTTTATTATTACTTGTTTAAGTAAATCAATCTCTTTACCTAATGATGTTATCTGTTCAACATACTTAGTTTCTTTAGAATTAACATGACCTTCAATTATTGAAGTCTTAGTCAATGTTTGTTGTACAGCAGTTCCAGTTCTCCAAGCATATATTGAATTAACTATTAATGTTCCAATAGCTGCAATAAACAGTAAGATTTCCGGAGCTGTATATAATGCCATAAATTATGAACCAATAATTACAATAGAGTGTGCTTGAATTCCAGTAGCACTAAGCTCTTTGAAACCACTAGCGTCTTCAGCTAATGCAACAGCTCCCGCTCCATTAAGATTAGAAGTCCAAGCTAATGATGGAAGCCTATCCATAACGAGAATCTGAGTCGTAGACGTAGTTGCCGTCCAAGGAACAGTACAAGTCTCTGCATTAGCAAATCTAACTGTAGATAATGCAGTCGTAGCTTGTGCTATCGTTGGAAAACTTTGAGGAATTGCCGCGCCTTGAGTTATGTTATAGATAAAGACTACATTGTTATTAGTTCCCCACTTCATTAATGTAGCACCACATCCACCTGTGGCGGACAAGACAGTGAAGATAGGAGCAGACTCACCTAAATCATAAGCAACTACAGCACGTTGAATTGGATTCCACTCAACATCTGCTATACTAGATTCAATTACAGTCCTATATTTCTTTTCAACATTATATGGAATGCTATCACCACCATCAGTGGTGAATCCAAATTCTATTTTTGAATCAACTCGATGCAAATCAATATTAACTGTTGTTGGGCTTAACCAAAAGTCTTTAACATTATACCCAGTTAATGAAAACCAACTTGTAGTTCTAGCACCACCATCTACAGTTGGTAAAGTATCCGTCCCCTGCTGCATAAATGCAGTCCAGCGTGGGTAGTCTTGAATATGCTGTTGTTCCGCTGACATATAATTATGTGAACGCCAGCAAGTTACAAGATAATTACATTCCGGTGTACCATTACCTCTCAGATAACGGGCAAATTTAGGTAATGTCTCTGGGTCTGTAGCCCTAATCCTTGTCATGTTAAAGGTAATAGTATATTTCTTATCTGCTGATACCAAACCTACATGAGATTGAGTAAATTCATCAACAGCCTTTGGTGGTGGGTCATAATATGAAGTTCCACCAAAAGAACTAGCTGGACCATGAAGTAATCCACCACTTGTACCAGCAACATAAATTCCATTACTTAAACACACGAAACCATTTACTTTTCTGTATTGTTGTCCAGGGAATATAAAGGAACGAGTAAACATTGGTAAACCTTCTACATAGAAGGCATTGCTTCCCTCTGGAAGAACATCATTAGCCCCATAACCCAAAAGATGAGTTATAGCATATTCATTCTTATGCCACATTTGGAAGTCAGAGAACTTCTCTTGTGTATGATCTAATCCAAGATTACCATCTGGAAAATACTTATACCATAATTGCGCAGCATCAGTAGCTCTACTATCATTATAGATATAGTAGCCAGCATTATTAGTATAACATTTTGGTAAAGTACTTAAGTCTGTTGATGCAGTAGCATAAGGATTACCCCACATTAATGAACGGCCTGGTCCACCTACTGCATTAGGAAGAGAACGAGCACTACCATTAGTTGCTCTAAAATTCTTATACCAACGATATAAATTCTGGCGGTCACTGCCATCAGGCAGAACACCAGTTAACATAATGATATGACTTACATTATCAATACTAAATCTTGGCATGGCTCTCCGATGTGGCTCCTGATTATCTCCATCCTGGAAATATCCTTTATAATCAGAAAACCACATATTTGGAAAGAACCGTGCGCTGTCATCAGTATATGTATCAATCTCAGTGCAGACTTCCGGAGCTAGAGCACGGAGAGCTTCACATCCTTGCATTCCTAACATTGGAACTGTTAGTCCATACATACTACCTTCAGTAGAAGCTCCACCTTGCCAATCAGTTCCATAAAGACGAGCAACTATATTTCTACCTGTATTACCGACGTTACCAAGAGTACAATTTAAGGTTGTGGGAGTAGTTCCACCAATCTGTGCTGCTCTAGTAGTTTCCCAGAGAGTTTTAATAGTAGGGTTAATATTCTGAAATCCTTTATAGTATGCAGTAAGAAAGAAGTATTCAGCTATTGGTTGGTCAACGTCACTACAGCGCCATCCACTAGTTCCTATAATAGTACTAATATTGGTCGCCATTTCATTCAGGCGAGTCATAAATAAATCACTTTGAGTCTGAGTCCAACCACCTACACCATAACATAAATCTAATTGAATTAGCCAATCAATAGCAAACTCCCGCCTTTCATTTACTTGGACATTTGCTCCATTAGTATATTTTAGAAATCCTTTTGATACACTAGTGTTATAAGACTTTGTACACCACGCTGCTCTACTTTCTCCAGGAACATTAGATAACCAAGCTGCTGTTATACCACCATCAAAATTACTAACTGTGTCATTAGCAGCTTTAATACCTAAATCATACCACTCACAAGCCATCCTTGAATTACTATCTAAAGCATATGATTGACAAGTAGTATCAGCCAGATAGTCAGTCCGCATGTTAGACCAAGTTGTCTGTCTACCTGCGGTAACAATTCCTAATGGGTCACTAGTTGTAGTAGATGCTGGAGTAATAGTTGTAAAAGAACTTACAGCACTGATTGCGCTGATGCCATATTGATTAGTGGTACGACATTGAGAGTAATAGGTAGTTCCATTTGATAATGATGTAGGATTATAAATTCCTCCACTAGCTACATTCCAAGCACCGACTGGAGGGTTTGCAGTTTCAACACGAATTTCAAATCCTGTTGGACCATTATCAGCAGCACAAGTAAGAGGAACAGTAATCTCTTGATTAGTTGCTCCATTCACAGGTGAAAGAATACGTGAGTTACTTGGAGCAACTCCTTGATTTGGTATAATATGTTCTAGAATTGCATCAGCTAAGAAAACAGTATTCCTACCAGTAGAACCACCACTAGAACCAATAACTAGTGTATCTACTGTCTGCATACTCGTCTGAAGTAGCGTGGGGTCCATCGAGTAATTCAGAAACTCTTCCCCATTAACTCTACCAATAAGCTTATCAGTAATAAGATTAACTTCTAAATAAGTCTGGAATACAGTTCCCGGATTAATAGAACCAGACCATGTACTAATAACCTCACCACTATTAGTTGGATAACGAATTCTTACCTTTAATGCACCACCTGTATAATACAGGTCCATGTATGCAATAATAGGAGTAGCCCCATCATAGAATTGAGTAGCTGCCTTAGGTTTAACAACATTTAAACTTAAAAACTCTCCATCAGCCATTCCCATTGAAGCTATATACCAAGAAATTCTTGAGATAATACCTGTGCGATTATTTAATCCAGTACGACCTCTTAGTACTAATCCACTAGTAGAACCAACTGAGAAAACATATGAAGTGCCACCCCAAGATGAAGGAATGTTTGGCAAACCCGTATTATCAAATACATCATTATAAACATTTCCTGGGTCAGCTAGCCAAACAATATCTTGCCTATCCCCATTAGTCTTTCCACTCTGAAGAGCCGCTGCAATTTGAGCATTAGCATCCTCATATGTGATACCATAAAATGCAGCTAACAGTGCAACTAAACCAGAGATAAAAGATGTTAAACTCATCTGCTTCCTCATTATTCAGACTCTTCAAACCAAGTAAATTGACAAGCCCAGCTCTCACCGCCAACTAAAGCAGCACCATTATAATTAATCGCAATCTGTTGTGCAACTCCACTTAATTCAACTACTGAACCAAATGGAATTAAGTTGGGGCTATACTGGTCTATAGTTAATGTTGCAGCTAGTGGCAATAAAACCTTCGCACGATTAATAGTTCCTATTGTGCTATTGATTGTAGGATTAGCAGTATAATGACCTACAGTTGGAGCAACTGATGCAACATCAGGGTCATGTGGAACTACAGTTCCAGCAACAAAAGTTCCACCAGTATTGGCTGCATTCCTTTTAATTAAATAGAAATCAGCATTTCTGGCCGCTGTGGCAGTGCCAAGAATACGAGCTTCGGTTACTTTAATTGTAGTAGATGCAGAACCAGTGAGAACACAATTGTCTGTTGGTGTAGCAGGAGGGGTGAAGTTAGCAGTAGTTACAGAGTATCCATTACCCTGCGCAGCTAATATAGCAGAACCAAAATTAGTAATGAATGCATTAATGGTATTTAATACAGAGGCATCTACTGTCCAAGTTCCAGCTTGTTGTGAATTTACTGAAAATGGAGTTGGTAAAAACCTACCACCTTGAGAGGAGTTAAGACTTAGTGTTACACTGCCAGTTGATATAGCAGCTACTCTTGCCCTAAACTTACTTAAGCTTCCTACTTGACAAATCCAAACACCAACATCTGAAGCAGTTCCAGAGCTTGATGATGAGACACTTGGAATATCACAAGATACAGCAACCCACCCAGCAGTAGGATTATTAGTTACTTCAAAGGCTACAGTTAATCCAGTGAAAGTTCCAGAAACCTGGACTGATATAGCGGAGTTATTTCTAACATCTATCTCTACGTTTCCTACTGCTGTGAATGTTTGTGCTTCTGCTTTGTTTAAGCCTATGCTTATGCTTAATATAAGAAGTAATAAAACAAATAGAATTCTTTTCATAATTATCCTTGTGATGCATGAACTTCAATGGTATCAAAGTCAGATTCCAATTTCATATTTGGAGCATAGGCAACAATAACAACTCTATTCTTAGTATCTTCCTGCTTTGCAGTCGTCTTTTCAATTACCTTAGCCATATTGGAAGCAATAATGCTAGCATCAGTTGCTTTCCTCACATTTGGTACAAGCTCAGTAACCTTATCAATTGAAGCAAGCATTGCATCAATAGCTTTGGTATGAATAGTTTCAATATGTTCTGCTACTCTCCCACGAGTTGAATTCGTTTCCCCATTCTTATAGAGGTTAGCCATTTGGGGAGTTACAGCACCAAATACTCTACTCGCTTCAGCGCCTGAACTTAATGCCGCAGCTACACCTATAAGTTATTGAACCATAGGTGGTATCTGTTTTGGTCCTTCACTTCTTGGCAGTTTTCTTACCTCCAAGTTTCCAGATTTTATGCGCTGAAGCTTGTTAATTAAGTTATCTTCAGAGTTTACTCGTTCTAAAGCTTTCTCTTCATTATATATCATAAGATTTCTCTATGTTAATTTATACACAAGACCGTGCAGCGAGGGTAGCAAATCTGGGGGTGCGCTGTCAAGCACCTACAACCTCTAGCGTAGCAAAGGTTTACAGGTGCAGCCTGTTCAATAATTGAACGTATAATTATTGAACTGTTCGGTATTAGAGTTTTTTAATATTAAAATTTCATATTATTTGTTTTTTATATTTTTATAGTAACCCATCATGAAACCAAGCTTTAATCCTACAGGTGGGTAGATGGGACCCTTTAAAGGGAGTATACGGGGGGTATTAGAATATTGAATTGATTCACAATATGTGAAGATATGTATTCAGTATTTACTCTCAAATCAAATGGCTCATACTCTAGTATTATCATAGTTTAGCCTGTGGAAAACGCAGCTAAGTTAGGCAGATAATCAGATAGTCATTTTGAATATGAGCGTATATCTCTATCCTTCTAATACCTCAGGCCCATATTGAAGGATGCTCCTTACCACAGACCTATTAGGTAGCTTAATGAGGAAATGACCTATTCAACAAAACAGGCATGTTTCGCCTTATGTTCTCTGTGTCAAACCTACCAATCAGTGTGGTAAATATACTACACCTTAAACCCTTTAGAATCAATAACTTACATATTTAGTGTGGTAAATATGCGAATCCTATTCAATCCTAACCATTCAATAGCCCTTGAATGGATTGGCATTCAATATGCTTCATGTATTGTGTCGGCGGTAATGAGCGGAACGCCGAATCTGATATTTGAAAATTGAATAGCGAAGGGACTAAGGCCGGACCACTACTCCAGAACAATGCAGCAATAACCTATGGATGGGTTACAGCATAAGTAAGTAAGGAGCAGGTAAACCTAGTCGGTAGCACTCAATATCTGTATTAGACAGCGCATAAAGGATAAAACTTTATGGCTCGATATTTGACTTTGGATATGATTAAGAAAGTGTCACCTAATGCGCCAAAGGCAAAGAAAGTCTATAGCCTTTTCCGCCGAGATTTGAACGGACGATACATTCGACTAACCGAGACTGCGTATAGTTGGGACGCTGCTAAGTTTGTCTATCAAGACAGACTAGTCGCTGCTCACAATAAAGGCAGTCACTTTGCAATTAGGCAAGTAACAGAATAAACAATCATTGCGCTGTCGAATAGAGATATTGAGACTGCGATTAATTCTAAACCTATGAATAGGTTCCGGAAATTTGGAAGGATGCATTCCTATTCATTAACGGAGTTAATTGCACAGAGGTAAGCAGACTAGCATTAGTCCCTAGACTATTCGCTACACTCTGCTTGCCTCGCCTTATTGTATACCAAGTATACACCAACTTTTTGCTTGCATTCAAGGGAGAAGTGTGTTATACTGGTTTCAGCTTCGGATGAGTCTGGCAATTCCGCTGGACTGTCCACTAACGGCGACAATCGGAGGTAAACGACAATGGAACTACTTACAATCAAGGCGAAGACACGTGGCAAGAATACCCGCGAAGTTGAATACAAGGGTATCGGCAAGTTTGTCGGTGAAGGCGACGAACAAAGGTTAGTTACTTCGGGAGTCTTGACCGACATTAAAGATGCATTGAGTCTTGTCGGTGGAGAAATGCAGCAGGTTCTTGATAACTTCGCTGTCGGTTTCAATCTTGAGGCTTACAAGCAGGTTAGCGATGCACTTGCAGATTACATCGAAGATTACTGGGATGATGCTCAAATCAAGGCATTCCGTTTGAGTGTTAATTCACTGAAGGCTCTTGGAATG